TAGAATATCTTATGAATAAATCCTGATTTTACTGGGCGATTAACTCAGCGGTAGAGTGCCTCCTTTACACGGAGATGGTCACTGGTTCAAATCCAGTATCGCCCACTTTATAAATACCTAAAAAACAGGTATAATGGAAAAACTTTTTAAATTACTAAGTGATATTCAGGCAAATCTTTTTCTCTTATTTCATAAGACCTGGGTTTTTCATTGGAATGTAACTGGTTCGGATTTTCAACAACTTCATACTTTGTTTGGTGGACAATACGAAACAATGTTTGAAGAAATTGATCGTCTTTCTGAACATATGAGATATCTTAATATACGCCCTGTAGGAACTCTTACAAGAATTGTTGAGGTATCTTCAATTGGTCAAGGTTCTGATATTATTCAAATTGATGAAATGGGACAGAAACAAATTGTTCCTGGTAAACCTATTTCCAAGGCGGATGATATGGTGAAAAGACTTATGACAGATAATATGATTCTTCTTGAACTTTTAACGGAAGCTTCAGAAGAAGCAGGAAACCAAAGATCATATGCAACAGAAAATCTTCTTCAAGATTTAATGGAATCGCACGGTAAATTTGTATGGATGCTAAGATCTGTAGTTGAAAAGTCGTCAAAACTATCAATTGAAGATTCTGAACAAACACCAATTATTGTACCTGAAGAAATACCTCAAGAAATACCAACATATTGATTTGAAATGGAAAATTTAAAAATTAGATGCCGCTCTTGTGGCAGAGAGTTGGAAGGACATCCAACTAAAACAATATCATGTGGTTGTTCAAATATGGCAACTATTCGTGGCGATAAGATCTCGGCACTTGACTTATCTCAGGTTATTATGCTAAACTCGTATCATACTAAATCAAAGTCTGGTATTCTTACAAGTGAAGATATTGCCTGGCAAGAAGCAAGGCGTCAGCGCAAAGTAAGACGACTTGATTTTGAAGTCCGTTGAGGACTTATACTTTAACACTCCGTAAATATTGGTAGCGTGGCAGAGTCCGGTTTATTGCGCTTGTCTTGAAAACAAGTGAGGGTAACACCTCCGTTAGTTCAAATCTAACCGCTACCGTTTCAAAATATTACAAATTTTAAGATTCTCTTAAGCAGTTTCTTGAAACCAACACATAGTTGACAAGTTGAAATTACTGACTAGCATAACTAGTAGTATTCAACTTAAAACCTTATGGATCAGCACACCTACGATAATTGGGTGAAGATCAAAGCAACCTTTGAAGCTTCTGGTAATACTGATAATATGTTTTATAAGAGAGCAGTTGAAATTGTAAAAACTAGAAGAGATCCTCTGGCAAAATTTCTTGGAGATGAGAAATGATGGAACCAGGAGATGAATTTGTAAGTCGTTCTGAAGTTCAGGAGATGATCGATGCAGCAATACGACGACACAACCGTAATGCTTCTATCATTAGTATGTGCGTCGGTTGGGTGGTTCTTGCTTTATTTGCTGAGGGACTTTTAAGACTTATTGGGGTCATTCCTCCTTTGCTTCCATGGATCAAAATCACTTTGAATTAATTTTTTTAGTTCCGTGGTTTGTACTTTTAATTATTTCTGTAACAATGTTTATCCAGGGATGGATGATTATGAATGCTCATTATGGATATTCAAAAAATCCTAAAGTTAAACATCCAGAGTTAAATAATGTTAGAGCAGGAGATCCATTACTAGTGTTTAAGTTTTCGGACGAAGATTTGCAGGAACTGCAGAAAAGAGTTTTAGAACAAAAGATGAATGAACTTTTTGAGGAACCATCTACTTACGAGGATGATGAAGATGAATAATACAATATATAATGCGATGACTATTTTTGGTATTATAGGATTATTGATTATTTGGTCACTTAATCACGCATATCCACAATGATTTTTCATATTGTAGAATCTATATTAACTAGTCCCATAGGGTTGTTCATAATCGGGTGTGGCTTGACAATTGCTCCAGCACTGGGTATAATGTACATACACCGAACTAAATAGCGGTGTAACGGGGTATCGCCTAACTTGGTCATGGCACCTGCTTTGGGAGCAGGAATAATTTCGGTTCAAATCCGAATACTCCGACTTGCCAGTTCCTTAACTGGCACACTTGACACAAAACTCTCCAACCCTTATAATACTAGAGCAAACAAAACAAAACAATGTCTCTGATCTCAAAATTCAAGAAAGATGTCAGCACTCTCCGTGCTGCTGCTAATGGTGAATTCTACCTTGATGTAAAGAATCCGAAACTTTATAAAAAGGTCCGCCGCTTCTACGAAAATGAAGGAGTGGTGTTTTCTGGAGAACCTCTTGATGATTATGAAATTCTGATGGAGTATATCGCCAGCGATCTTGAAACTGTAGAGGTTGCCTAAAGATTATAGTCTCGGGATGACTATAAAAGCGCACTGGTCGGGAGCAAACCCCTTTAGTCACGGATGGACTCTAACAGAACTGGTGGAGTCAATATGACCCCTTAAAGTTTACGGCATCTTTCAAATGCCGTTGGTGCGGATGGGACTCTCTCCCGCCTGGTTTCCAATTTCCAGTAAAAGAATTGGTGGCGTGCATGGAAGACCTAATGGAGAGTTACCAAACTCTCCATTTTTATTATGATAAATAATAATATCTGTTGGTACTGCAATTCTCTACAGATAAGATTAGGTGCTCTTATGGGCACCTTTTCTATTATAAATACTAATGCAGTGCCAATAGAATAGAAATGAATTATCTAAAGATTTATTGTAATCTGATTAGGAAAGTAGAGAACAGAACTCTACCTGAAGGATACATAGAGAAGCATCATATTTTTCCAAAAAGTATCTTTGGTAACAATAAGAGAATTGTAGTGCTTACTGCAAAGGAGCATTATATTGCTCATTTACTATTATGGAAAGGATTTAAAAAAAGATATGGAAAAGATAATCAAAAAACTATAAAGATGTTTTATGCTTTATGGTATATGAATAATGGTTCTAGAATCAATAGATATTGTAACTCAAAAATGTATGAGAAATTGAGAGAAAAATTTATAGATGTTAGAAAGAATGATTCTGAATGGAAAAATAATTTTTTATTAGGAAGAGAAAAAATGAAAAATAAACCAGAATATAAAAAAATGATGAAATTAAGAAATAAAGAACTTTCTAAAAATCATAAATGGTTAAAATCTATAAAAGATTCTGCTTATAGAAGAAAAAATGATCCAGTGTGGATTGAAAATCATAAAAAGGGAAGAGAAAAAATGAAAAATAATTCAGAGTGGCAAAAACAACAAAAAGAAAGAAATGATAGACAAAAGAAAAAATATATGATAAAATTTCAAAATGGGGAAGTTCAAACTATTGTAGGATTATATGAATGGTGTAGAAATAATCCAAAATATGATAGCAGTGCAATCAGACGAGTTAGAACTGGAAAACAACACAAACACTTTGATATTATTGAGGTTGCATTATTAAATGACTAAAAAAATTGCTCTTTGTACCGGAATTACGGGTCAAGATGGATCATACCTTGCAGAACTTCTTCTTGAAACTGGATATGAAGTTCATGGGATTATTAGGAGGTCTTCTCTTATTAATACTCATAGAATTGATCATATTTATCCTAACATTAAATTGCATTATGGAGATTTAACAGATTCTACGAATCTTGTGAGAGTCATTCAGCAAGTTCAACCAGATGAAATATATAATCTTGGTGCCCAAAGTCATGTAAAAGTATCTTTTGAGATGCCTGAATATACTGGTATGGTTGATGGACTCGGAACTCTTCGCATTCTTGAGGCAGTTCGACTTCTAGGAATGGAAAAGAAAACCAAAATCTATCAGGCATCAACATCAGAGATGTATGGTAAGGTTCAGGAAATTCCACAATCAGAAACTACACCTTTTTATCCTCGTTCGCCCTATGGAGTTGCAAAAGTTTATGGATACTGGATTGTCAAAAACTACAGAGAGTCTTATGGACTACATGCAAGTTCTGGAATTCTTTTCAATCACGAATCCCCTAGAAGAGGAGAAACTTTTGTCACTAGAAAAATCACTCGCGGATTATCACGCATTTCAACTGGGGAACAAGATATACTATATCTCGGCAACCTGAACGCAAAACGCGACTGGGGACACGCTAAGGACTTTGTAGAGGCGATGTGGTTAATGCTTCAGCAGGATGAACCAGATGATTATGTAATCGCCACAGGAGAGCAGTATTCGGTGCGTGAGTTCGTTGAGGAAGCGGCACCTTATTTTGGTATGAATATTGTTTGGGAGGGTGAAGGATTGAATGAAGTTGGTATTGATAAATTTACCAAAAGAGAGGTTGTAAGAATAAGTTCTAAATATTTCAGACCCGCTGAAGTAGAAACCTTATTAGGTGATGCCACTAAGGCAAAGGAAAAACTAGGTTGGGAACCTAAGATTTCTTTTAAACAATTGGTTGAAGATATGTGCATTTATGGTCAATAATATAAGTCGTGAATCTTTCTGTAGGATTATCTGGGTGTCATCTTGAATTAATAGAAGATAGAATCATTAGAAAATATTCTACATCTAATGATTATAATAAAAGACTTTTATCACAGGCACAAAAACAAATTTTATTTTCACAAAGAATTTTTAAAAATATAGATACTCCAAAAATATATGACATAGGAGATAACTATTTTGATATGGAATATATTTCTGGACATAATTTTTTAGATTTCTTTTTAACATCTTCAATCAATGATGTTGAATTTATAATTGATACTTTATTTTACTATTTTGATTCCTTGTTATCTAACTATCAAAATATTAATATTCAGTCTAATATTTTAAACAAAGTAGGTGATCTAAGGGAAAAAAGCGCATATAAAAATTATTTACAAAATATTGAGAAATTTGTAAAAAGTAACAATACATTTGTTCCTAAAACACTTTGTCATGGGGATCTTACTTTTACAAATATTATTTTTCACAAAAATAGACTTTTCTTTATTGATTTTCTTGATTCTTATATTGATAGTTTTATTTGTGATTTAGTTAAACTCAAACAGGATTTGTATTATCTTTGGAGTATCAAAGTTCAAAAAATACAATCTAATAGACTTGAACAAATCTATAAACATATTTGGAAAAAACTTTCCCAAAGATATTCTGAGTTTATTAATAGTGATGTTTTTGATGTTCTTGATGCAATGAACATGATAAGGATTGAACCTTACTTGACTTCTTCTCACCAAAGAACTATACTGGAAATAATAATAAAATCTACAAAATTATATGAGAACTTTAGTAGTTCCTATGGCGGGACGATCTAGCCGTTTTCCAAATATGAGACCAAAATGGATGCTTACCCATCCAATGACAAATCGCTTTATGGTTACGGAATCTATTCTTGGATTGAACTTAGATTTTT